CGGAGAGTAAAAGATGCCACTTAATTTAGCATCTCCTGGAATTGTCGTAAGAGAGGTTGACCTAACAATTGGTAGAGTTGATCCAGTATCTGGGTCTATCGGTGCGTTAGTAGCCCCCTTTGCGAAAGGTCCAGTCGGTCTTCCTCAACTAATTGAGAGTGAAGATGATCTTTATCAGACTTATGGAAAACCCTATAACACAGATAAGCAGTATGAAAGTTGGTTGGTAGCATCCTCCTACTTGGCATACGGTGGTACAATGCAAGTTGTACGTGCAGATGATACGGGATTAAAAAATGCATCTGACAATGCAACACCCGCATTAACAATTAAGAGTGATGATCATTATAACCAGTTAGGTTATGACGATAACACTATTTCAAGTACAGTCATTGCTGCACAAAACCCTGGTACTTGGGCAAACGGTATCAGAATTGGTGTTTGTGACGCTAAAGCAGACCAAGAACTTCTTGCAGTTGTTGGTGTTAATACTGTTGGATATGCTGTAACACAGACAATGATTGGTAAAGCAATTATTGGTGCAGGATCAACATCACAAGCAGATGGATACTTAAAAGGTATTGTTACTGAAGTTAACTCTACAACAGTTGGAGTTAAAGTTCTTTCTCATGTAAATGCTGCTGGTACAGAACTTGATGTAGATTATCAACCTGCTGGTACATATGCATTTAATAACACTGGTAGTGTTACTGCAACACCTAGTGGAGCTGCAGTTGGACATGTAAGTGGTTACTCAACATCATATAGTTCACAAAGAGATTGGTTTGAACAGCAAACCGTTGGATTAAGTACTGGTTTAGATCCACTAGAATGGGATCAACTAGCAGATCGTCCTTCAACTTCAGCATATGCTGCTTCCAGAGGAGGTAGATTTGATGAAGTACACGTTGTTGTAATTGACGACAAAGGAACTGTTACTGGTAACGCTGGTACAATCCTTGAGAAGCACCTTAACCTTTCTAAAGCAAAGGATGGTGAATATTCTGCAGGAAGTCCTTCTTATTGGAGAAAGTATCTTAAGAGCAATTCAAACTACATTTATGGTGGTGGAGCACCTAACCTCACTCAAACTGATTCTAACGTTAAGGCTGTAGGTCTTACAACAACAGCATATGCTACATCATCGACAAATAGTCTTGATGCAGATAGTGGTTGGGATCAGGATTCTAAGAATGTAAACTTCGGAGCAACTGGAGCAGCAACATTCGAATTGAATGGTGGATTAGATTACGGTGGTGGAACAGACATCAATACTGCAGGTTCATTAGACTCTGGAGTTGATGATATTATTGGTGGAATAAATCTATTCACTAATACAGAAAAATATGAGGTAGATTTCATACTTCAAGGTGCTGCTAATTACAGTAAAGAGCAAACACAGGCAGTTGGTAATAAAGCAATTGCTGTTGCTCAAGGAAGAAAAGATGCTATTGCATTCCTTTCACCTTATAGACAAGCATTTATTACTGATACAAATGCTGGTGCAGCAACTGTTCAAGATGATGATACAATTACATCTAATGTAATAAGCTTCTACGCACCTATTACATCTACCACATACGGTATATTTGATAGTGGGTACAAGTACATGTACGATAGATTTAATAATACATTCCGTTATGTCCCTCTAAATGGTGACATTGCTGGTTGTTGTGCCAGAGTCGATCAAACCGACTTCCCTTGGTTCTCACCAGCAGGTACAAATAGAGGTGCGATTCTCAACATTGTGAAACTTGCTTACAACCCAGGTAAAGCACAAAGAGATCAATTATATTCAAATAGAATTAACCCAGTTATTCTATCACCAGGAGCAGGAATTGTTCTATTTGGTGATAAGACTGGATACGGTAAAGCATCTGCCTTTGATAGAATTAATGTTCGTAGATTATTCATCTACCTTGAAGATGCTATTTCAGCTGCTGCTAAAGATCAGTTGTTCGAATTTAACGATGAAATCACAAGGACTAACTTTGTGAACATCATTGAACCATTCCTACGTGACGTTCAATCTAAGCGAGGAATCTACGACTACGTTGTTATTTGTGACGAAACAAACAACACCGCAGCAGTCATCGACAATAATGAGTTTATTGCCGATATATACATTAAACCTGCAAGGTCGATTAATTTCATCGGTCTAACCTTCATCGCCACCAGAACTGGTGTTGCATTTGAAGAAGTCATTGGTAAAGTTTAATCCTACTTAGAGTTCTAAAACTATGGCAACCAGAAACCAATTAAATCCACCTCCACTAAGGAAGATTACTGACTTCAAAAGTAAGCTAACTGGCGGTGGTGCTCGCTCGAACCTGTTTGAGGTCGAGCTTGCATTTCCAAAGGCAGTAAAAGTAGATGGTCTTAATGATATCTTACAAAAAGCAAGATTCTTAGTTAAGACTGCTGCCCTACCAGCATCTAACATTGCTCCAATCGAAGTTCCTTTCAGAGGAAGGGTTCTAAAAATCGCTGGAGACAGAACATTTGATACATGGTCAATCACCGTTCTTAATGATACAGACTTCTCTATTCGCTCAGCTTTTGAGAAATGGATGAACTTTATCAACAAGGTATCAGATAACACAGGTTCAACTAACGCAGAAGAGTATCAAGCAGATGCTTTTGTCTATCAGTTGGATCGTAGTGGAGAAACACTAAGGCAGTATCATTTCTTTGATATTTTCCCAACTCAAGTTGCTCCTATAGAATTATCTTATGATTCTGCAGGTATCCAAGAGTTTACAGTTGAACTACAAGTTCAGTGGTGGGAAGCAGTTAAAGGCACTGGTGCAAATGCTGGTGGAGAAGACATCAACTAAAATAGACTAAATAGTGCTATAATAGTAGGAAAACAATTATACTATGGCAAAACTCTTTGGGTTCTCAATTGACGATAGCCAAAAAACGCCACCTTCTGTAGTATCCCCTGTTCCTCAAACTAATGAGGACGGGAATGATAATTACATAAGCAGTGGCTTTTATGGTCAGTATGTAGATATTGAAGGCGTATTCAGAACCGAACACGAATTAATTAAACGATATAGAGAGATGGCATTACATCCTGAGTGTGATGGTGCTATTGAAGATGTTGTTAATGAAGCAATTGTTAGTGATCTGTATGACTCACCTGTTGAGATTGAACTTTCCAACTTAAATGCTAG